GGCATTTGTGAAACAGGAGATTGTTGTGATTTTGAATGCTTAGACATCATTAATTCTTCTTGAAATTCATTTAAAACATCTTGGACAATCGGATCATTAATATCGCTCGTATCTGATATATTTGGTTGCTGTGTTTTTAGAGGTAATGTATTTATAGGTGTTGACATTATAATAATTCTATCTATTGATAGATTATATTTTCAATATAAATTATATTACGCAAATATGTGTAGTTTGTAAATAAAATAGATAATATAATTAGTAAGCAATATGAAAAAAAAAATTACAACTGATCTTTCACCTCCGCCTAAAATGAAAAGAAAGGGAAAAAGAAAATTTACAAGAATAGAATTATTACAACTTGAAAAAAATAAAAAGGGGAAAAAAAAAATATTGCCTCTACTAAATATTGAAAAGAAAAGAGGATTTACAATTGCTGAACTTTCACCGGAGCCAATAATGCGAAAGAAGATTAAACGTACTTCCCCTCCTAAACAACCCAACGTAACAAAAACTAGATTTATAATAGAAGATATTCCTTCACCTCCTAAACATCCCAGTAATTCACCTCCTAAACATACAAAACTAACAAATATTAGATTTATAATAGAAGATATTCCTTCACCTCCTAAACAACCCAGCAATTCACCTCCTAAACAGCCCAGCAATTCACCTCCTAAACAGCCCAGCAATTCACCTCCTAAACAACCCAGCAATTCACCTCCTAAACAACCCAGCAATTCACCTCCTAAACGTATATCAGGGTCGCCCCCTTTGACAATAGTACCAAATCCATATTGCTCGTGTAGCGGAAACTGTCACTGGTGCCAACTTCATCGCCTCCTAGAAAATAGTGCCCAGCAGAAGGGCAATGGTAAAAGAAACATTATATACAAAATACGCAAACGCAAATAATATCTTTCTTCAAGGATATAAAATAAATATGAAACACATAAGTTATATTAAGTAGATGAAAATACTTTTTCTAAAAACCCAGGAATACTAATTATATTATCTGGTGTTTTATTTATATCATATGGCTCTAATGGTTTGTCTTTATCATTACATTTAACAGGATAGGATTTATATTTATAACATGTATCTTCAAGATTAAAGATATTTTCTTCTATATCTTTAATTTCTGGTGCCGAATATATAACGCAATTGTCTTTACATATACGTCTAAATAACAGTGCTAGTGCAAGGCCAAATAGCGCGCTTACAATTATTTGACCGGTATTATCATAAAACAGTCTGTCTATTGTTACTCTTAAACCTGTTATTTCTTTAGCAGGTCCTTTTTTAATCATTAGTATATATATTATCTATCTATTCTAATCTATAAAAATTTTAAAAAAATAAGTATATATTATATTATAGGCTGAGTTAATGAGGTTTCTTTACATTTAACCTCTTCCGCACTATATTTATAACATTGTCTGTTGTGATCCATATATACTATTTTATTCGCATTATAAGGCGTGGGATATTTAATAATACTTCTTATTGGCGGTGAAGAAATATATACATATATAATACCTAATAAAAATGCAAAAGCAAAACTAAACCAATTTATTCTAAATATTTTTTCATCTTTAATATTTTTAACCATTAATATCTCCTATTTAATTACCTATTTTATATTTTTATTTAGGTTTAGCTTTATAATTAATATCCTTGATACATCTATTTGTTTTTGGATTTAATATTTTACCTTCTGGACATTCTTTTTCTTTCGCATCATCTTTAACAACTACCTTCTTCTTATCTACTTTCACTTTATCTACTTTCACTTTATCTACTTTCACTTTATCTACTTTCACTTTATCTACTTTCACTTTGTTAGCAGGGTCTTTTACGCATTTTTTAGTTTTAGGGTTTAAAATTTTACCAGGTGGGCATACATTGGTGTTTACATTGCTGCTAATAGGAGGAATAACTACACGTTCATTTAAGTTTATGTATTCATATGTATATATGTCAGGGATGTTTTTGTAATCAGTATTTTTATATTTTAAATATTCATATAATGAATCTAATGTTTTAGTTTCCTTAAATATATTATGTAATTCATTTTTTTTGTCTAAATAAGCTGTATAATTATAATTATTTAATTCTCTTGCGCTCTTATAATTTTCTTCATATTTTAATTTTTTTTGCGTTATTATATTATTTTCATCAACTTTATATTTAAAAAAATCATCAATTTGCTTTTTTATTACATCTAATTTTAGCATATTAGTGTTATTGAAAACGTCTTTGTTTTTGCTATAAATATTTTTGTCATATATATTAATATTTAGAATGTTTTTTTCAATATCTTTTAATATATCCATTTACTAATATTAAGGATATAAATAAAACATTAACGTAATAAAATGTCTTCAAACATACCTTTATAAAATGTTTGAAGACTTTCTTCAGGCTTCAATTGCTCTTCGTAAATACTTCTAGGTATATATTTAACAATAACTTTATCTTTTTTACATACAGATTTATTATTATAATATCCTTGGATAATCAATATAGACCCTATAAATAATAAAAATATTGCTATTGCTTTCATTACTTAATATTAAGAAATAAGAAAAAATATTAGTTTTTTAATGTTATTGAGATTATTGAATATCTAGTTTTTGCGAACTCCAAGCATCAATTTGTTCAATACTACTTTTAATTTCCGAAAGTTCAATAGAATCAGGAGGTGTTGATTGTGTTACTGAAGGTCCAGTAGAAGGTTCAGCAGAAGGCTCTATACAAGGACAAGGCTCTATATGAAACTCTGTAGAAGGTTCAGTAGAAGGTTCAGTAGAAGGTTCAGTAGAAGGTTCAGTAGAAGGTTCAGTAGAAGGTTCAGTAGAAGGTTCAGTAGAAGGTTCTACAGGATCAACATTTACATTATTAGAGTTGAAAAGTGATGATTTTCTATTTTCAAAAACAACATCCTTGTCGTCCATGTTCTTTTTATATTCTTTCATTAGAGTATTAAGCTGTGTTTCAGCGTATTCTTGATTTTCTAGACATTCGGGGTTGGGAGACCAAGGACACCAACATCCTACTTGTGCGATATAAATATTAAATTTGTTATCAATACGCTTGATAAATTCACTACGATTTTTAGCTTCTTCAAGAGAATCAAAAACACCTCTTACTTTAATACCTCGGATAGATGTAATAAAGTTATTATCGCGATGATATGATGATTCAAGGTCTTGGTTATTAGTAGATTTAAAAAATCCATATTGTTCACTCATATCTTTAGGATTAAAAATGAATGAATTATTTTCTTTGACAGAATCAACAAAATCTTTTGAATCACTATGTTTAGCTAAAATACCATCCAATAGTGTGGTCATATCATTACTAAACTTAGTAATAAATTTATTAAACATATATGCCTCTTTATTAACTAAAACATCTTCGGGGCTTAAAAACGATAGGAGAACATAATTCTGTCCTCTAATTGGTTTATCCTCATCAAGATAATCAACCTCTTTTACGCTAGTAACGTTAGTTGCGCTAATTGCGCTAGTTGCGCTAGTTGCGCCAATGCTTTCTGTTACTAACATTACAATATCTTTTCTAATAATATATTATATTATAAATCTTATATATTTTTATTAAATATTTATAGCTTGAATAGGTACTCTGACCCTATTACTGTTAAAAAATATTTGCCAAAACAGCTTACGACTTTGTAACTGACAAGTAATAGGATTAGATATTAATTTTTTGTTATTTGTTATTATAGCACTTGGAATAATATATCCATAACTATCTTCTGAGTGGGTCATTTGTATATATATGATATTATTTTATATCTTTAAATAAATTTAAATAATTATTTAATAATAACCTAGAAAAATATTTTATATTATTATAATAGTATAATAAATAATAATATAAATGGAATATTCCGTTGATTTTTGGGATGTTATTATAAGACTTCTTAAATACGCATTTGAAGGTCTTATAGTTGCGTTTGTTGCTCTTATATTACCTAATAATAAATTAGATTGGAGTGAAATAGGGATGCTCGCATTAACAGCCGCATGCACATTCTCTGTTCTTGATTTATTATCTCCTACTGTTTCATCTGGTGCTAGACAAGGCGTGGGGTTAGGTGCTGGTTTTAGAATGGTCGGCTTTCCTAATGGATTTTAATATAATATAATATAATATAATATAATATAATTATAATGAAGGTATTATTTCATAATTAAGTTCTAAGCATATTTTTTTCCATATCTGGTCTTGAACGTATAGTTTCTCTCTACTTTTTAAAAGGGGGAAATATTTTAGGTATTCGTGTAAACCTAATATTTGAAAAAATTTATATAACACATAACTATATGACAAAAAGTTTTTTCTATCTTTTGGGCAATGTTTTAAAAATGGCGCTTGAATATTCCTAAACATATTACATAATTTATCTTCAAGCTCTTGACTAAATTGAGGGGTAGGTATTCCATTTATTCTATTAATTATATAATTAATATGTTCATAATATTTATTTATTCGTAGACGTTTGAGTATATCGCGCATTTTATTATAGGTAATTGTTTTAGTATCGGCAATCTTTTCTTTCTTTATTTCGGTTAAAATCTTTTCAAATATTTCATCAGGAATGTCTGTACTTTCTTTGCCTTGAACTTGGTTACACCATTCTCTAAAATGATTAATGCGCTTATAACTAAAATGGGATGTATCCTTTGTGTTCTGTTTTAATATAGGTCTATTTTGCTCTACAAGAAGTAATTCTTGATAACCGCAAATATCACAAATAATTATAGCGTCATGCTGTAAGCATGTCATTTGATTTTTACAATTTTTACATATCTCTATATCTTCTTCCTCAACATTTCTAACATACTTTTTATTTATTATAGACATGTATTTATCAACAAGAGAACTTTTATCTATCACATTATCTTTTCCATTATTTGAATATTCATAAGTAGATGTATCATTTATATTACTTAGATTATTATTAACATTGCTATAATTTTGCTTATTATCGCTAATTAAATTATTATCTATATTTAAATTATTTAGTGCATCTAATACATTTATTGTTGTTGCCGAAACAGAAGAGCGCTTTTTCTTAGAATCATTTTTATATATTTTGGGTTGTCTGCTCAACAATTCACTTGAAGATATACATATACCATTAGATATAGAAGGATGTGTATTACTTATATTTGACTGTTTTTCTACCGTATCATAATATTGAAACAATATATAACTAGTATTTTTATAATACTCAACCTCGCTATATGTTTCCAGCTCTTTAATATTATTCTTAAGTTCAATAATTTTTTCTCTTATGCTAATATTACTACTCCATAAATTATTTATATACTCCTTATCTCGTATATTCTTATAAGTTTCAATATTTTCCATTATAAGGTTTGACTGAAATTCAAAATCACACAATAATATTTTGTAGATTTCCTTGTCCTTATTTGAAAGTTCAAATTTTTTTATAATATTATTATGCATCGCGTCCAATGTAAAAACCTCATTATTGTCAGATATATATTTTTTTTTTGATGATTTTTCTTTGAACATCTTTATAATAGAATTATTAATATTAATTTTTATATAATAAATATTATACATACATTTAATTCATATTTTTTTCTCCTCTAATAGTATAAAGAATATAGCGTAAATGGGTGGTGGTCTTCTTCAATTAGTAGCTTACGGAGCACAGGATGTTTATTTAACTGGTAATCCTCAAATTACCTTCTTCAAGGTTGTATATCGTCGTCATACTAATTTTGCTGTTGAAGCTATTCAACAAACATTTAATGGAACACCCGGATACGGACAAAGTGTCACTTGTCAAATATCGCGCAACGGTGATTTAATTAATCGTGTTTATCTTCAAGTAAAATTACCTAAACTTACAAATTTTGCTGATGCAAGATATGTAAATTATATAGGTCTGCGTATTATTAAATCAGTTACTATTGAAATTGGTGGGCAACAAATAGATAAACATTATTCCGATTGGTTATATATTTGGAATGAACTTTCTTTACCTCGAGGCAAGCGCTATGGCTATGATACTATGGTTGGTGCTGATAAAGATATAACATCAATAATGGGCGCTAATCTTAATATTCCATTAGAATTTTGGTTTTGCCGCAACGTTGGTCTAGCACTTCCTTTAATAGCTCTTCAATATCATGAAGTAAAAATAAATATTCAATTTGAAGAAAAAGCAAATTGTGTAATAAAAACAGTTGCTGGTAGTGGAAGTGAGACAGCTACTACTGAACTAGCTTATGCTACTGATATCAAAGAGTCTTATTTATGGGTTGATTATATTTTCCTTGATACTGATGAACGTCGTCGCTTCGCTCAATTATCTCATGAATATTTAATTGAGCAACTTCAATTTACCGGCCAAGAAAGTCTTACTGTTGGCACTAATCGCATTAAACTTAACTTTAATCATCCTTGTAAAGAATTAATTTGGGTTGCAAAACCAGGCAATTATAATAAAAAAGCTTGTTGGTATAACTACACTGATTTGGATGCTGCTGATGCTGTTCCCACAAATTTTAATACAACAGTAATGCCTACAAATTCGACATTCTTCGCAACTTCAAATTATATTACAGGTGTTAATTTTACAAATTATACAGGAGTTCCTGATACGTCTGGAACACCATTTGCGGATGCTATATTACAATTAAATGGCAATGATCGCTTTAGCGTTCGCGAAGCAACATATTTTACATATGTTCAACCTTATCAACATCATACATGCATACCTTCAAATCCTGGTATACATGTTTATTCATTTGCCCTTAAACCAGAAGAACATCAACCAAGTGGAACTTTAAATATGTCTCGTATTGATACCGCAACACTTATGCTTAATACTAAAAAACAAGATTTACTTTTAAACGCAACAGGTACACAAGATTCTACTGGTTATACCAAATTTGATGGAGTTAATATATATGCTGTTAATTATAATGTTCTGCGCATATTATCAGGAATGGGTGGTTTAGCTTATTCTAATTAATATATTAAACAATATCATTTATATTATATTGTTTAATATATATAAATATGTGTATTAAATCCTTTTTTTTTTCTCCTCTAATAGTATAAAGAATATAGCGTAAATGGGTGGTGGTCTTCTTCAATTAGTAGCTTACGGAGCACAGGATGTTTATTTAACCGGTAATCCTCAAATTACCTTTTTCAAGGTTGTATATCGTCGCCATACTAACTTTGCGATTGAAGCTATTGCTCAAACTTTTAATGGAAGCCCTGGATATGGTAATCGCGTAACTTGCCAAATATCTCGTAATGGTGATTTAGTACATCGCATGTATTTATCTCTTTTAATGCCAGATGATGGTTCAATATATTGCGCTGGTTATGGATTACGTGTAATTAATAATATTGAAATTGAAATTGGAGGACAAAAAATAGATAAGCATTATTCTCATTGGCTATATATTTGGAATGAACTTTCTTTACCTAAATCTAAACGATCCGGTTACAATAAAATGGTTGGTATGTCTGGTGGTGGTGGTACTACAATCTTAGGTAATGGCGGTGGTGATAAATATATGCGTGGTAGAACACTTTATATTCCATTAGAATTTTGGTTTTGCCGAAATGTTGGTCTTGCTCTTCCTTTAATAGCGCTTCAATACCACGAAGTTAAAATAAATATTCAATTTGAAACTGGTGCAAATTGTACAGGTAATAGTACTGACCTAAGTACTTTTCCTACAGCAACTTTATGGGTTGACTATATATTCCTTGATACTGATGAGCGCAGACGATTTGCCCAACTATCACATGAATATTTAATAGAACAATTACAATTTACCGGTTCAGAATCTTTATCTACTGGGGGTATTAAAGCAAAATTAACATTTAATCATCCATGCAAAGAAATTGTTTGGTTCATTAAAAAACCACTGGCAACAAAAGAAGTTATTAATAATAACTGGTTTAATTATACATCAGCAACATCAGCTTTAATTACTGTACCTTATAATTATGTAACTCAATCTCTTCGCGAAGGCAGTTTTACAGCAGCAGGAGTTGTTCCAAGCGGAACAGTATCATCACTTAATAATACTAAAACCGCAAAACTTACGCTTAATGGCAATGATCGTTTCTCAGAACGCCCTGGTTCATATTTTAATCTTATACAACCTTTCCAGCATCATGAAAATATTCCAACAAATGCGGGCATTAATGTTTATTCATTTGCGCTTAAACCGGAAGAACATCAACCTAGTGGAACTTTAAATATGTCACGTATTGATACAGCTACGCTCGCAATTGATACTGATATTACATCCACTGACAACGCATTTTTAAATGTATATGCTGTCAATTATAATGTTCTACGTATATTATCAGGCATGGGTGGCTTAGCTTATTCTAATTAATTTGTTTGTGTCCAATTATTCAAGCAAATTTAATTATTAATATTATTAATTATAATATGTGTATTAATCCTTTTTTTTTTCTCCTCTAATAGTATAAAGAATATAGCGTAAATGGGTGGTGGTCTTCTTCAATTAGTAGCTTATGGAGCACAGGATGTTTATTTAACTGGTAATCCTCA